GCTGCTTGTCAGGTTGCAAAGTATATGAAGATTATATTTGACAAGGTGATGGAATATGCTTTGAAAATTATGAATAAAGCGATGAATGCTGTCGTGGCATCTTTACCTTCCAGCATGAGAGCTCAGTTCTCTGATATAAAAGAAATACTAACTGAAACATGTCTTTGCATGTATGGTAAGATGACCAATAACCTTTGTGGTATGATAGAGGGTCTTCTTGGTGACATGCTAAATCTTGAGGAGAACGAAGCAAGAGCAAGAGAACGCGCTGCCAATCCAGAACCAAGAGATGCTTCTACTCCTTTTGTTCCAATGTGTAAGGCAGAAGAATTCATTGGACGTGCCTTAGCAACAGAGAGAGAAACAATTGACAAGACGAACAACTCAATGTTGAATGGTATCAATACTTTTGTCGAAGATATTCAAAGCGAAATGGCAGGAGTTTCTGATCAGATAGGAGACATCACCTCTTTGATAGGTGGCATCAGCGGTAGCATGACATCTGCATTGTCATTTGAGAATCTTAAATTAAATGTGTTTGGTTGTGAGTTAAAACCAAACGTTTCAGTATCCGATTACTATCAGTTTGCCACTGGTGGAGCAGCACAACCTGACTCTCAAACACCTGCAGTTAAGGGTATTGATGATGTTTCTACCAGTGGTGACACAGCAACTCAAGTTGAAGATACTCCTTATGTTGGTCCTAGTAAGAATCAACCAGATCAGGACATTGGTGTAGACCTTGATCCCGGTGACATGAGTAGACCCATGACGCAGGAAGAGAGAGATGCAGCCCTCCAAATTTGATGATAAATATACAATATGAAGACAAAGTATAATCAATAATGTCATTCGATCTCTTTGGTCCTCCTAGTAAATGTGACATCAGAGTTGGGTATATCTCAACTGATAGAGGACTAGTGTCTGACGTTAGTGTATATGAGGCTAATAAGTACGCACAACTAAATCCTGGAACTCAGTTCATAGTTAGGGATAGAAAGAAAATTAGATACATGAACATCAATGGTGTTAATGCCCTTAACACTACGGATGGACTTTTTTCTGAGGCTGATACCTGTAAGGGAGTTGATTTTGAGCAGGAGTGTGGTCCAGCACAAGCAATTTTTTACGGTGGTGCCGGAATAGGAGCACAGGGTAATCCGATCATCGGTGAAGATGGATCAGTGATGGCAGTTGATCTTGTCAGTGGTGGATTTGGATATCAATATCCTCCGAATGTAAAGATTGAGGATAACTGTGGAATCGGTGCAGGTGCAGTCACCAAAGCAATTCTTGGGGAAACTGGAGAGATTGTCGAAGTTTATGATCAAGAAGATGATTTTGAAGTGTATGACCTTTCACCTTGTTCGGGAGAGGAACCACTTGATTATGGCAAAAAATATAACATAAACGGAGATATCGTTGGTGATTGGAATCCTAGAACTTACACTGATGTAGATGAAGATCCTATCAGAAGAGAGATAGAACAATATCAAGAATTTCTGGCAAAATTAACCAATCCTTGGTGGTTCACAGGAAAAGAAGCACCTCTCTCTGTCACATCTGACATTGAAACAAAGAGGTCCCAATATAAAGTCACCCATCCAGCATGGGGTGATTTTATGAATAAGTATGCAATTTCTCCCGTCCCTCCATCAGACGCACCAGGCAGTGATTTTGCAGGTATTCCTTTTGCATTAGAGTGGGAAGAAGATTTTCCTTATGACGGCGAGTATATATTCCGAGGACTTTGTGATAATAAATCTGAGTTTTACTTTGACAATAAAAAAGTAGCAAATCTAAAGTCATTTAAGGATGTCCCTGAAAAAATTAAAAAGAACGTAACAGCGGGAGTTCATAAAATTAGATTAGATTTATATAATGTTCCGATCATGGAGATCATAGATATTTCTCCAGATGAACCAGAAGAAAAGGAACTGTTGATTGACTATAGAAATCTTCATCCTGCTAATAAAAAAATTAACGTGTCCTCTGATGGCACTTTAATTAAATTAAGAGATGGTGACGGTAATGATACTAACTCTTCGCTTAGGATCATTAGTTCTGACGTTGACGCAAGATTTTCTAAAGATGGCAAAAGATTGATCTATGACACAACTAAGAATGGATCAATCAAAGTAAGATTTGAATGGAATGACAATCCCAGGACCGCAGGTCTTGCTGTAGAAAGAATTAGAATAGGTGACAGATTACTTGGATCAAACAGAAATCTGAAGAGTAAAAAATCTGGTAGAGATACCGATACCATAACTGTCACCGCACAAAAGAAAAAGATCCGTCCTCGTTCAACACAAAAAACTGGAACTCAAACCAGAGAGGTATTCAACACGATTGACTATATTGAAAAAGCAGATAGAGATCTGTGGAGAATCAATCCGACTGCGAAGAAGAAAGATAGTTTTTTAAACAGATTCGGAGTTCTTCCTTTCGACCCCACGGCCGTTAAGAAAGTTAAGAAGGAAGTTCCGGGCACGATTAAAAAAGTTAAACCAAGAAAAGCACAAGCAAAATTACAAGAGAGAGATGGAAAACTATTTCTAAAAGTAATCGGTGATGGTAAGGTTAAAATTAATTTTGAATTAGAGGTTGATGATAATTTAATCACTTCTGGTGTCTTTGCGCGAGAGGTTAGAATTGATACTGACGACAAACCTCTGAATTTGAAAAGAGATATAAGAGAGGTACGATATAGAAAGGGAACTGGTTTACGTGGTAGAGAAAAAGAAACCATAAAAGGTCATGGTGAATTCAGTGGAGGTAAAGAGTATCGAATTAAAACTATTGGTGGATCTAACACGGCTGGATATAAAACTGTTGATGAGACAAAGATTCTTTTTGACGATGATGCCAGTAATGGATTTGATGAAAATGGTAATCTAAGAATCACATCAGTCACGGTCATAGATGAACCAGAACAAAAAGTAGTTACCGATAAAGCATTCACCAGAGAGTATCCAACATATCCTAATGCATCTACTGATGACTATGCCGGTGTTCATGTGATTCGTTGGGAGAGAATTAATTTCCCGGTTGATGGAAATTACACCGTGGAGATAGCAGTGGATGACAATGCTAAGGTCTTTATTGGTAATCGTGATGGTGGAGGAAAGAAAGAAATTGGTAATGGACTGAGAGACATTAAAAATGAAGGTGATGAAGTAATCCTTGAGAAAAAAGGATTTCAAGGAAACACTAGTGTAGGCACCGGACCCACCACATACACCAGATTTTTCAAGGCAGGTTCTTATAGAATTAGAGTTGAACTAGAGCAGATTGAGGGTAAACCGCTTGCAAAAGGTAATCCAATGGCATTTGCCATGGATATTAAAGCACCATTGGTTCTCCAAGAGGAAGTTATATCTGCTAAATCTTGGAATGATAATCCCATGGGTGTTGCTTTTACAATTAAGGCACCAGAACCACCAATCCCACAGGAACCGATCCCATTTGCTGAGGGTAGATGTCCCAGAAATCCTATCTGGACAACTAGATTCCCCGGATCTAGCGAGAAATGGTATCCTGTGATTCATCCTGCCTGGAGCAAATTTACGAATAGATATGCAATGTCCCCGATTCCACCATTGGGTCAGAAAGGATCAGAGGGTGGAGGTATAATTTATACCACAACCTGGGATATTGATCTTGAAACCAGTGGATTTTATGGTATGAAAGGAACTGTTGATAATGGTGGACAGATTCTTGTTGATGATCGAGTTGTGCTTAGGGGTGGTTATTTTACTGGTGCAAACTTCGCCGGAAAGACCAGAACTTTAGAGGGATTCAGAACGGAAAACCCTGGAACCAATAAGTTTTTCCTGACAGCTGGAACGCATAAAATTACTGTTCAGGTTGAAAATAAAGCAACCACAACTTATAAAACTATTGAACAAAAAATATTCAACACTGCAGATTGGGCAGTTAGACAACCTGTGGTAGAGAGTGATTCAGTAGAACATGAAATTGTTTACATTGGTCTTCATCCAAAAAATAAAAAACTAAATGTTAGTCAGGATCGCAAATTAATCAAACTTAGAGATGGAGATGGTAATGATACTAACTCAAAACTTGAAATTCTGAGTGGCGATGTTACATTCTCGGCAGATGGTAAAAAACTTGTAGGAAAGGGTACCGTCAAGATAAGATTGTCATGGAAAGATAACCCCAATACTGCAGGTCTTGCTGTAAGGCAAGTTCGGATTAGTGGGGGTAAGTTACTTGGATCAAATAGAAACTTTAATAAAAGTAGGGGACAAGATACTGACACATTTACTTTAAGTCCAAAATCTGAAAGACAGAGTGCTCTCGTGGGGGGAACTTCTAAAGATGGTGTCACTTACAATGGACCAGAAATAACAACTTACAGAAGAGACGATGATTTTGGGAAACTCATATCGCCTGCGTTCCCAAATGGTACACAAGAAACTGTAGAACATAATGATAAAAAATGGATCATGACTTGGACTGGGGTTGAATTCCCTGAAACTGGTCGATACACACTTAAAGCAATAGCAGATGATGTGCTCTCAGTCAAAATTGACGGGCAACCCATTGGTGGTGCAACAGTGGCTAGAGTTTTTGAAGGTCTAAGATCTGTTGACTTTACAGCATCAAAAGGAAAGAGAACGGTTCAACTTGAATTGACTAATATTGATATTGCCGGATCTAGTTTTGAAAATAATCCTGTGGTTGCTGGCGTGATCATTACGAGAAAAGCACAAGTTGCTGATAATATTGGTCAACCATGGACAACAAACCCTGTTGGAATTTCTGCCATGCTTATTCCCCCACCATGTCCTAGAGTGATTAAAGGAAAGGGTGTTGTTAGTGAAATTGAGGTTGATGACCCAGGAAATGGATACCCTGCTCCACCGGGTGATGGTTACCCAGTTCTTTTGGAGTTAGATCGTGTCGATGTTGTTGATACCGGCATCAACTATCGTTGTGGTGAAGATCAACTTGTAATTAATCCAAGCAATGGGGTTGAACTTTCATATGAGTGTGATACTTTTGGTAGGATTAAACAAGTTACGATAGACAATCCTGGAACTCCATTTAAGAGATATCCAACAATCACAATGCCTAGTGACACGGGTGTAAGATTCCGGGCAGTCCCTAGATTTAAAGTTGTCAGAGATCCTATCGTTGAAGATCCAGAAAAACTTTTACAAGTCACAGATCTAGTAGGATTGAAACAAACTGGATACATAGATGGAAGACCATACTATGGTGCCACCTTTATTGAGGAAGGCAAACTCTTTGCCGGATACTATGATACACCTGGACGAAGAGTTCAAGTTTATGCTACACTTCAGGAGAGCATCACTGGCGAAGTTACCACAAGACCTTCTGCCATACTCAGACAAGGAACCGATATATCAAGTAATGATCCTCGTCTCAATATTCCAGGCACACCCCAGGATCTTAACTAATGCCAACATCTAGGAACACAAATAACGATAGGTTAGAAAAAAATAGAAGAGGTCGTAGTGTTCCCACAAATACGGCCAAACAGAACTACACTGCGATTGGTCTTGGTAATGATCATGGATCAATTAGATTTGGTCATGTTCACAAGCAAGGTGATGTAACATCTAGTGTCATGCTTCAGACACCAGATGGTGAGCACTTTCTTACCCTAGACAAAGATGGAACACGTAAAGGGTGGACCAGTTCCATGGGACCTGGTAATTTTCAGGTAGAGTGTGGAAGTGCGAAAGAAAAGAATGAAGACAGCTTGATTCTCAATGCCAAAAATGGTAATATAATTATTGTTGCCACCAACGGTAAGATCCGTATGGAGGCAAATGATATTGAACTCATTGCTAGAGGTGAAGGCGGCAGCGAAGGTAACATTCGTTTGAAAGCCACAGAGTCAATTGAAACTGACTCTAAAAAATTATTGATGAGTGCCAAAACAGCATATAAAATTGCAACACCTGGAAATGGTGAAATTATTGCCAATAGTGTTTTAAAAATCTATGGTTCTATCATCCGTGGTGTCACTGATGCGGTTGCAATCAAAGATTCCAAGGTTGGTGGACAGAGATTCCAAAAACAAGTTAATCAGTAAGGAGAAAGATGTCTTTTAATTTAGACGATGCAAATGTAGGAGGACAACTAAAAGTAGGATCAGCAATTGTTCCTGCTATTGGTGAAGGTGCTACTCGGGTCAATGGATCAATGTATTCTGAAGGTCCGGTTGTCATGGGCAATCCGACTACATTTCCATTTCCCTATGCTACTGTCAATATCGCACCACTGACTAATAGTGATAATAAAATTGGACCTTTAATTCCAGGAGCACTATGCACTGGAATTAATAATCCATATTCACTTGCAGTTGATGGCAACGCTGCATTTATGGGTTTGGTTGATACAAATAGAGGTGTCAACGTTGGTCAAAACTTGATTGCTCAAGGACATGTCATCTCAAACTGCGGTGGTCACGTTCTTGCTGCTAAGAAGAATTTTGACATCCCTCACCCAACAAAAGAAGGGTGGAGATTGAGACATACTTGTCCTGAGGGTCCATCAAATGATGTGTATGTTAGAGGTAGAGTTACAAATAAAAAGGAAATTATTCTTCCATCATACTGGAAAGAGTTAGTTGACTTCACCACGATCACTGTTAATTTGACTCCGATTGGAGCCCATCAAGATGTGATTGTCAAAAGAATTGATGAAGAAAAAGTACATCTTCAGTCAAATGGTGGAATTCCTATCAATTGTTTCTATCACATTTACGGAACTCGTGCTGATGGCGAACGATTGATTCCAGAGTACGAAGGAGAGACACCAGCAGATTACCCAGGAAATAATGATGAATATTCAGTTTCTGGATACCACTACGATAAGAGAGGTTAATTATGGCAGAAGAATTTGTTAATAGAGACGTAGCGGGCGGTGATGATTGTGCCGACCGCGAAACTTGGGGAAATCCGTCAGATTTATTTACTTATATTTTCAAGGGTAATCTAAATCAGGATGAATATCCTGAGGAAGCATGTACTCCTTACTATCATAGAAAAGCGCAAATTAATGCCCTTCAAGTAAATAATACATTATCTGGTTCTGGTGACAGTGGTAAGGGAACCCTGGTTATCAATGCAGCAACTGTAAATGCAACTACTTTCAGCTCCCAATCTAAAGCATTTAATATTCCTCACCCCACTAAAGAGGGAAAAAGATTGTGGCATGGATGTTTAGAGGGTCCAGAATATGGTGTATATGTTCGTGGTCGTTTAACGGAGAAAACGACAATTGAATTGCCAGATTACTGGGATGGTCTGGTTGATCCAGAAACGATTACTGTTCATCTGACTCAAATCGGGTCACATCAGGATTTGATGGTTGAAAAAATTGAATGGGGTAAAACTGTTCATGTGAAATCTGGAACTGCATCCAGAATCGATTGCTACTACACCGTTAATGCCATGCGTAAAGACGTGCCAGTATTAGAAGTGGAAGTGGATGCTTGACGGAGGGGTTACACCGTCCTATAATAAGCAGGTAATCAAACAAATCCCATGCAAGACGAGTATCTGACGCGATGTGTCGTTGATCCTGCTTCCCGTAAGTTTTTCCTGTATTCTAGTGAAGGTGAAGAGCGTGTCGTGGATTGTGAAACTGTGGATCAGTTCATGGCAGTCCTTGAGTTGGTACGTGATCAGTGTGATGAAGATACACTTGCGTATGCTAACCCCCTCTGAGGAAAAATGACTTTTGATTCCAAAAAAGTCGGAAAAAAAATCCCGGCCAAAATTTACCCTGAGGGGTTTTACAAAGAAATCCTTAAATGCTACGAGTATGAGACCCGAAACCCGACAATCTATGGAAATGTTATTCGCTGCGAAATGGAATTTACCCAAAGCAGCGAAGAATGCGGGTCTGACCAATAAGGAGATGAAAATCACCTTTAACGAATATTGTACATTTCACCCCCCTACTTGGGAAGGGGAGTGATTCCTTGGGAGTGTGGCGGAATCGGTAGACGCACCGGACTTAAAATCCGTTGAGAAATATCTCGTGGGGGTTCAAGTCCCCCCACTCCTATCCTAAATATTACAGAATATTGGGCAAGTCCCATGAAATACCAAATAAACGTCAAGTATGCTTGGTATGATCACGAGGGAGAACGATTAATCTTATTATATTGTATTCAAAACGTTCCATTTACCTTTGACGAACTCCCAGAGATAGCAAAACAAAATCCAAGTGTCTTACAGATAGCTAATTCTAATAAAAGGTGGGATCCAGAATCTCTGTATAGATCATCCATGTATTTAATGATGGAGGAGTGTCATCCCATGATACATAATTTAGAAATAGAAAATCCTGAACTACTGCCTGTTGATTAATGGTTATAAATCTATGGTACAACAAAAAAATGAAAGAGTGGAGATGGTCTCTCACTGAAACTGGCATTATGACTCAACATACTGGTGGTCAAGAACAACTTCGTGATGCCATGAATGATGTTGCAAATACCGTTGAATATATACTTGACAATGAGTTAGAAAAAGAGTAATATATAAAGGTGTGAAGGAAGTGCGAGAAGGGTAACCGTTAACGGTTGCCCTTTTTTCGTATGATAAATAATCCATAACAAGAACTACTGTGTCAATAAGATGGGTCTTTCCAGATTAGATAATTTCTTGAAATCAGTCAGAGGAACGATCCTCTACGTAAATCCTAATGATTTAGACGCTACTGATAGTATAGAAAATAAGGGTAATTCGCTTACTCGGCCGTTTAAAACAATTCAACGTGCTCTGATCGAATCTGCAAGATTTTCATATCAGAGAGGACTGAATAACGATAGATTTGCAAAAACTACGATTTTACTATATCCAGGTGAACATTTAGTAGATAATAGACCTGGTTTTATACCTGATGGGATCAATAATTACAGATTAAGGAATGGATCCACAACGAATGATCTTCCTGCTTTTGACCTAACATCTAATTTTGATCTCTCCACAGCAGATAACGAATTATATAAACTCAATAGTATTCATGGTGGTGTAATCATTCCTCGTGGTACTTCCATTGTTGGTCTTGATCTTAGAAAAACTAAGGTACGGCCAAAATATGTCCCTGATCCCGTAAACGATTCAATCGAGAGATCTTGTCTGTTTAGGGTAACCGGTGCATGTTACCTTTGGCAGTTCTCCATGTTTGATGCTGACCCTAACGGTCAAGCATATAAGGATTACACAGATAATCTTTTTGTACCTAATTTTTCACACCACAAACTCTCTTGTTTTGAGTATGCTGATGGTGTAAACCCTGTTGTGATCAATGATGACTTCCAGTCATACAGTAGCAGCAGAACTGATCTGGAAATGTATTATGAAAAGATTAGTTTGGTGTATGGTCAGTCATCTGGACGTGCAATTGAACCAGATTATCCAAGCACTGGTCTGGATATTCAACCAAAAATCGATGAATATCGTATTGTTGGATCTACGGGTCAATCTGTTGGAATTACCAGTATTCGTGCAGGAGACGGTGTAACTGCTACGACAGATATTACAGTTACAACTTCAGCCTCTGTTGCTGGATTGGACGTAGACACTCCATTTAGAGTTGAAGGCATTTCTGCCTCTGGATATAGTGGACAATTTGTTGTTGCAGAGAAACTGAACGCAACTCAAATCAAGTATCAGGTTCAAAACGCACCCACAAATGCATTACCATCAGTTGCTGGTGCCTCACTTGCCTTAAGTTCTGATACTGTCACTTCAGCATCACCATATATGTTCAACCTCTCTCTGAGGTCTGTATTTGGTATGTGTGGTCTGATTGCTGACGGATCAAAGGCAACTGGATTTAGATCCATGGTTGTTGCTCAATTTACGGGCATCGGTCTGCAGAAGGATGATAGAGCATTTGTTAAGTATAATGAAAGCACCCCTCCAACTGGACAGTATGATGATAACACTGTCTCAGGTAATGAAACGCTGAGTAATAATTCAAAAGCGATCTATAAACCTGGATTTAGAAACTTCCACATTAAGATTACCAATAAATCTTTTATCCAGGCAGTTTCGATCTTTGCGATTGGATATGCTGATCACTTTGTAACTGAGAGTGGTGGTGATTTGTCTCTGACAAACTCAAACTCTAACTTTGGTGCAAACGCCCTTGCATCTAGTGGATTTAGAGACACCGCATTTGCTCAGGATGACTTTGGTTACATTACACACGTTATTCCACCTAAAGAAGTTCCACTCACAGAAACTGCGGTTGAATTTGAAGCGATTGATGTTGTAAAAACTGACTCGGTTGCTGGCGTTGGATCTACTGGACATCTCTATCTGTATGGAAGAACTAATGCAGACGTTCCTCCTGAAAACGTCATTGATGGATATAGAGTTGGTGCAAAAGTTAATGATACCTTAGGTGTTCTGGTATCCTCTGGTGGTAGTGTAACTGAATATACTGCTAGAATCGTGATGCCTGGTTCACAAACCAGTTCTGAAAAGATATTCACAGTTGATAGAAGTGCTGCAGGAATCAATAGCATTGGATCATTTAGTTCTGGTGGAACATCAAACGTAATCACTCTTACAGAGGAGCACACTTTCCTTGAGGGTGAATCAGTTAGAGTCCTTAGTGACACTGGTCAAATTCCTGACGGACTTACTCATAATACAGTATTCTTTGCAATTCCAGTTTCTGGACAAGCAAAGAATATCAAACTTGCTAAAACCCAGAATGATGCTCTCAACGGAACAGCACTGACAATTAATGAAAAAGGTGGTGTTCTGAAGGTTGTATCTAGAGTATCTGATAAGAATGCTGGTGATATTGGTCACCCAGTGCAATATGACACCACTAACACTCAGTGGTATGTCAAAGTGGGTACGGCAGCCACTGATAACTCCATCTACTCAACCATTGTATCTCTTGGTTCCACTGAACTGGGAGCTGCTACTCCGAGAACATTCATTAAGAGAAAGAACGATAGCAGAAGTTCAAATGACACCACATACCGTATAAGATACGTAATCCCATCATCCACAGGTGGTGGTGTTGCTAGACCTCCTAGTGATGGATTTATTCTGCAAGAGTCAAACACTTCGATTGGATCTACAGATGCTGAGGTTCAAACATATTTTGGCAGCGGATCACTTGCCAATGAAAATCAACAACGTAACTTCAGATTCATTGCCGGTGCAAGATGGGATGGATCAAACATTCATTACGATACAGAGGCACCTCATGATCTGACTGTTGGATCTCAGGTTGAAGTTCTTAATGTTAAGAGCACCGTAAACCTGACTGGTATTGCAAATTCTTCATTCAACAGATTATTCACTGTTACTGGAATTTCTAGTGCCAAAAACTTCACGGTTGGTTTTACCACTGATCCTGGAACATTCTCTAATGATACCTCTTCCAGAACAACAACATTACCATATTTTAGAAGAAAGAGATATGACACAAACTATTATGTCTACAGAAATAATGAGGTTCAACCATACATTTCTGGCGAGCAAGATGGTATCTACTATTTGACCATTGTTAATGCTTCTAACTCTCCGACTGTATCTCCTTTCACTCAAGAAAAGTTCTCTCAACCTGTTCAAGATCTATTCCCACAAACAAATAGAGATAACCCAACATCAGATCCAGAAGCGGCTAGATGTTTTGCGTCTTCATCATTAATTGGTCAAGTATTTACTAATAATCCTGAAAATAGTATTACCAGAGAAACTATTCAAAAGTATCATAATGATAGTCAAATTGGTGTTGGAATTACCAATATTACGTCTGCAACTGGCACTGCTCACACGATCACGACTACTATTGATCATGGTCTAAACAGAATCACCAATGTAAGTATTGCAAATAGTGGTGCTGGATATGGATCTGGAACTGCCGGTGACATCTACAACGCTAGATTGGTAAGCATTGGATCATCCATTACAGGTAAAAACGCCACTGCTAAGATTACCGTTGATGGTGCGGGTGGAATCACCGCCGTTAAGATTATGGATGGTGGTTCTGCATATGGCATCGGTAATACGATGGCTGTTGTTGGTGTTGCCACAACAACTGGATATTCTCAAGCAGTCATTCAAGTTGATCAAATTTATGATAACGTCGGTGATGTTCTTCGTATTGTTGGTGTAAGATCAGAATCCTTCTCTGGATATAATGATCTTTACAGAATCACTGGCGTTGGAACTGCTGGCGTTGGAACAGATAGAGAGCGCACCGTTACTGTACAGTCGGCAACCACTAATAGTGGATTCACCACTAGCGGAACCCTGTCTGCTGCTGGTTCTGAAGCATACTTCTACCTGACTGGTGAGTCCATCAGAGTCAGTTCCTTGGCATATGATTTAACATCTGGTATTGCCACAGTCACTACTAGCAATTTCCATGGACAAAAAGTTGATAGAAAGATTAGAATAACTGGAGCAGATCAAGCACAGTACAACGGATCTTTCGTCATCAATGAGATTGTCGGAACATCCGGTAACTCTTTTGCTATAAATGTTGGTGTTGGAACCACGGCACCTACTGCCACAGGAACAATCTTCGCATTCCCAGAAGGATATGGATCAAACGATGGTGTCCTGACAGTAGACAATGAAAACTTGAACGGTAGAATGGTTCCAACTTATGCTGGAATCACAACTGTTCTGTCAGGAGCAGTTCCAAACGCAACCACTGAGGATATTAATGTTCTGAATCCAGCAACTCTTGATATCAACATCGGTGACTATTTGATGATTGATGATGAAATGGTTAGAGTTAAGACCACCACGAATGCAGGATCCGCTCCTGCGGTGATGGCAAACCCAATCAAAGTATTCCGTGGTATTCTTGGAACGAGAGCTACTACGCACTCTGCTGATGCTGTCGTTAGAAGAATTCATGTTGCTGCGACTGAACTTCGCAGGCACTCTATCATTCGTGCATCAGGACATACATTTGAATATGTTGGTTATGGTCCCGGTAACTACTCTACTGCTTTCCCTGACAAGCAAGATAGAAGAATTTCTTTTGATGAAGAATTACTTGCTCAGTCAATCAAGAAAGAAGGTGGTGTAAACTTCTACACTGGAATGAATGACCAGGGTATTTCTTATGCTGGTAATAAGAAACTCAGCACGATTACTGGTAGGGAGGAGATCTTTGAAACTCCAATCCAGACAATCACTGGTGAGGACATCTCTGGAATTCCTGGACTGAATGTTACCGAGGCAACTGAGGCATCATTTGCAAGATCCATTCGTGTTGAAGGTGGTGATGATAATAAGACATCATCAGAATTCAACGGTCCTGTGATTGTTAATAACAAACTGACTGTCAGTTCCACTAAGGGTCTTGAGGCAAATAACCTGTTCATTCAGGGTGATGCAACAGTTTCTAGAAAGTACACTGTTGGTATTGCCACACCTTCGCTGGCAGGAAACCCAGGAGATATTGAATATTTCTCCAACCCAAGCGAGGGTGGATATGTCGGATGGGTCTACACAGTAGAGAACAACTGGAGAAGATTTGGTAACGTAAGCCTTTCCAGAGATCTTAACATTGGTCTGTTTGATGCAGTTGGCATTGCAACAACTTCTCCTGGTCTTAACAAACTGCAAGTTGGATCTGGAACTTCTCTGTTCGCTGTTGATAGTGACGGAGTTGGTATTGGAACCACTGCAAATTCATTTGCTTTCCGTGTTGTTGGTGAGTCCACTTTCGGTGGATCAGTCGTTGCTACTGCATTCACTGGTGATGGATCTGGTTTAACAAACTTAAATACATCTAACAGTGGATGGACAAACTACTCAACCGGCACTGGTGGTATCTATAATACCAAACTGAACAGTGTAGGTATTGGAACATCCTTACCTGAATTTGAATTAACTGTTGGGTCTGTTGGAATTGCATCTACAACTCTTGGTGTTCATGGTGAAGCAAGATTCTTCGGTCTGATTAGTGGACATGATGTCAACATCTCTGGAATGATTACGACTTCGGACTTTGATATTCAAAGTTCCTCAGGTCAAATCACTGCAGGTATTATTACATCAACCAACATTAGAGTTGGATCTTCTGCCACAACCTTAATGACGAGTGGAACCGATGTTGGTATCGGAACTGCCACTCCAAGAGCAAAACTTGACATTGAAGGTCATACCAGATTCAAGACATATTCTGAAGTAACTGATGCCACAAGCATTTCTTCTAATGTTGTCATTCTTGATCTGAGTAAGGCACAAACATTCACATTGACTGCAGACGCTGCTGTTAATTCATTCACGCTGTCCAACATTCCTTCAGGTGCAACATCATTTACGATTAAGATCGTACAAGATTCTAGCACCGCATATGGAGTTGGAATTGATACCTTCAAGAATTCCAGTGGCACCGCAATTCCAGTTTACTGGCCTGGTGGAGTGATACCATACGTAACGCGAAGTACGAGTGCAGTTGATGTCTATTCATTCAAATTATTTGATGGTGACAACGCGACAAGTTCAGGTCTGTATGGTGTCGTAGGAGGACAGAACTTTAGCTGATGGAAAATAACATCTTTAGAGACGTAAGCACAGAGTTAGATCTTAATGGTCCAACTCTGTCCTTTAGTTCTCATCCGTCTGACACGACGAAAAATGTAGGAGAATCTGTAGTATTATCTGGTATTGCTACTGTATCATTTGGAATCAGTGGACCAGAAAACTTTGGAACTTTAAAATATCAATGGTATAAGAACGGACAAGCACTATCTGATACAACGAATATAAGTGGAAGTGCCACTAATGAATTAACTCTTTCCAACTTAACGTCACCAGGAGATAGTGGTGTAGAATATTATTTGACTGCTGATTATGAACCTGCAAGACCTAATCAAAAAACCGGTAACGCAACAAACGAACCTCTTGCATCAAACACTGCAACACTAACAATCAATCCTCAACTTGAGATTGTTGCACAACCATCAGATAGAACTGTTGGAATTAATCAACAAACTACATTCACTGTAGACGCAGATTTAACTGATGGCCCTGCATCAGGTATTAATTATCAGTGGAATGTAAATGGTAACGACGTAACTGATGGTGTGATTGAAACATCTACAGTTGTTTATGACACAGATACTTCAACTGCAACTTATGATAGATTCTATTCATCTGATAGCACTGTAACTCTTGGTGATAATGCAAGAAGTATTACCATTACTTTAGCAGGTGCTCAGGGTGGTAGTGGTGGAAGTGATGCTGGTGGACCTGGTGGTAGTGGATATCAAGGCAGAGCAGGAAGATTTACATATACAAATGGTTCCAGAACTTTTGATATAAAAATTGGAAAAAAAGGTGGTGATGGGGGTTCTGGTAATCAGAACGCATATGGAAATGGTGGATCTAGTAGTTATGCCACGGGTGGCCGTGGTGGTGGAGCAGGACCAGGAGGTTGGTCCGGCGGTGGAGGAGGAGGCGGTGGTGCCTCTGCAATCTACGATAGATCTGCTGGAAAATTCACTATTGTCTCTGCCGGAGGCGGAGGAGGTGGTGGTGGATCTTGGAATAGAGGTGCTGAAGGTCCACCAAATGGAATCGGTGCGGGTTTAGGATATGGTCGAGCCCGAGATGCTATGGAGGGTGGTTACGCATCACCAGACCCTGGAGACACTGGAACTACCCCCAGCGGTGACGGTGGTGGGGGCGGCGGAGGTGGTGCTGGTGTATCACCTAATAATTTCCCTGGTGCTGGCGGTGGTGGTGCTGGAGGACGTGATAATAATGATGGTGGTAACGGAGGTAATGGTGGTGCCAGTGGATATGATTCAAATTACTCAACCTTTGGATTTGATGGTTTTGGTAATGATGGTGATGGTTATGCAAACATCAGATGGACTGAGGATACAACAACAACCACGACCGTAACCACTGTTAAAAGAACAACCGTCTCAGGATCTAATACTAATACTTTGACCATATCTTCAGA